CCTACATACTGCCCAGCAGGCAGAGCGAGACGGGAAGGGCCGATTGCGCCAGGTTGCCCCGGCTGCGTAATTACTTGTGGCATCTGTGGGATCGCCGGGCGTCTTACCGTGCCCATCATCTTCGATAGTCCAGTAGCCGCTGCCGTGTAGGCGGGGACAAATGTCGCTGGCGATTTGATGTCAATCTGCCCACCGATCTTGATGCCCTGAGATTTAGCCCAATTCTCAAACAATGCGTCATACGCGGTGATTAGCCCGCCAGCACGGCGATTGGCATTACGGATATTGGGAAATGCCGTTTCCAGTGACTCATTCAGCCCATGATAGATGTCCTCGCGCACATCTTTCAGTGAGGCCTCGGCTACGTCAGTCGTTTCTTCAAAGAGCTTGTTCTGGCGGCGCAGGTCATTACGCATCTCTACGATTTCGTTCGGTGACAAGTCCTTGCCACGGCTTTTCAAAGCGGTTCGCATCTGTTCCAGCGACTTTATTGTGCCTTGTGTTCCAGATGTTCTCTCTATATTTCTTATCGCTTTGTTGATTTCCGCGTCAATCACCGTATGGGCATCTAGTTTCTGTCCCTGGCGCGAGGCTTGGTCAAGCACTCGCTTTATCGGTTCCGTGTAACTGTCAATTTTCTCCTGAATCTTTTTGGCTAATCCACTTATCGGCTCATACTCGCCAGTTTTCTTGTTTTGCTGGAAACTCCCCTTACTTGTGCTGGCTAGTCCTTCCTCGACCACTGCAACCCGTGGGTCTTCGCCGCGCATGAAGGCTTTGCGCTTGAGTCCTAGAACGCTGCCCATGAGCCGAGCGGCTGCCGTGTCGCTCCTGACCGCATTGCGCCCCAATCGCGCCACATTTATTGCCTGTGCTTTTGCAGGCTGGGCGGCAAACTTGCCCATCAACGTACCGCCATAGACACTAGCCAAGCCGCCAAAAATATCCGCTGCCGTATCTGGCTGCATGCTGCGTGACGGTTCGTCCCAAATCGTCCCCAGCCCGCGACCAAGCGATTTGCCGCCTTCGTAGCCCAGCACCCCAGCCGCCGCTAACTGCGGTACGCCTGGAATCAGGGCCGCTACGCCAGTAGGCGAAGTCAAAAACGAGGCCCCGCCCATGATGTCTTTACTTACACCACGAATAAACTCCGCGATCCCTGCTTGGGTTGGTGTGATTGTGCCCCGCGCAATACCAGCGTTGATTTGCGCTTTCAATTCCTCATGACCGCTGCCGCTACCGCCCAGCAGCATTTCGATTTCCTGTGGCGATAGAAAGCCTTTGGTGAGCGGATTCTGATCATCCACAGGTGCTTGCGTGCCACGGACGATTCCCTCTGGCTTGACAGCGTATTTATCCCAATCAAAGCTAGTAGCCTTATCGGGTTTGACTTTGTACTTACTCCAATCGAATTGTGCCCCAGCACTCACGGTTTTATTTTTCCTCCGTCCCTCTTCGCTTCCTCTACTTTATCACTCGGCACATAGTACTCCTTTCCGTCCGGCCCAATCATGGGCACTTTGCTATCTTCCGTGGCCCCATCTGCCGTGGCACGCCAGGCATTGAGACGTTTGTCAAACAGTGCTTTCCGTTCCAACGCGGTCTTGCCAGCCGATTCCCTTATCATCTCTTCGGCCAATCGTATGAAATTTTCCAACACGCGCAGTTTCGCCTGTGCGTTCTGTTCCGAATCAGTGGCTACGGGTACGGCGGCCTGCACACGCTGAATATCGGGGTCTGTGAGTACGCCAACTTCCTGTGAAATAGAACGGGCCAATGGCCCCAACTGTGATTTCATGGCTACGAGTTGCGTTACATCTTCATCGAAACCAAGCTTCTGCGCCCCGGAACGTAATGTGCCAACCACATTGGAAATAACTGGAATGTTGGTGTTCACTCTGGATGATATACGGTTCAATTCTGAATGGATGTTGGCAACCATGCCCAACTTGTCCAATGCCTGCCACTGTTTTTCGCTCAGAATGGCGACCCCAAGTTCTTTTGCGCGCTTGTTCACGGCTGGGCGCATTGCTTGAGGAACGTCCGCCATCGTCATGATTCTTCTGCTCAGACCATCCACCGCATAGTCAACGTCGTAAGGTTCTTTAGGTTCTCGCGGTGGACGCTTGGCAATGGCATCCGCAATGTCCTGCTTCCGCTTCATATCGCGGAAGGCCATTTCATTCTTTGCGTTACGTTGCAGGCCGTTGACTTCCAGCCATGCCGCGTACTCGCGTTCAAACTCCTGCATCGAAGCTGGCAACTCTTTAGGTTCATTCGCTTTGGTGCGCGCCGTTTCCGCGTTGATCCGCGCCGTCTCCTGCTTGTTCCATTCCAGCATCCCCACCGCTTGCTGGGCGATTTGGTTCACCATCTCCGGCGAATACGGCGTCTGCGCCAATTGCTGCGCCCGCTCCGGCGTAATCAAGCCCTGCCGCAAAGCCTCTTGCACGGCAGCGTTTTTCGTTTCCTCGCTGTTCACGCCTATTACCAGCCGCCCCACCGCTTCGCCGTTAGCCCTTTCCAATTCCAGTTTCTTGAGTTTTGCCTCCGCACTCTGCTTGTCCCATTCCGCAATCTTCTTTCCTATTTCCAAGCCGCGCTGCGGAGCGATTTGCGAGATTTTCGGCAGTGCCTCGCGAATCCCGCCTGCCTCTTGTACAGCCGCCCAAATAGCCGCATCTTCGGCTTGGTTTTGCCCCGACATGCGCTGCAATTCTTGCAAGCGAAACTCTCCTTCTCTGGTTTGCTGCTCCTGCGCCTTGCGCTGCACCGCCATGTTTTTCAGTTGCGCGTAACGTGAAATCAATTCGCCTACACTCTCCGGCTGCTGCAAGCCGCGCATGGTGATGGATGGGTCAGTGAGATATGGCATCTAGGTTCTCCCCAATTGTTGCAGCAGCATGTAGTTGAGCGGACTGTTTCCGATGTTTTGGAAGATGTTTCCCAGCGCACCGTAACCAGAGGCCCGCGCTGCCGCTGCCGCAGTCATCCCCGAAATCGTGTTGTTAGCGATGTTGTTGGCCGTGTTGCTGCCCAAGTTCGCCACTTGACTCGCACTGGTCTGCCCCAAGCCCGCCAGTCCGGCCAGTTGGTTGTATCGCGTGGCGCGATTCGACTGAAAACGGTTGTAGGCGTTGCCAAATTCGTTGCTGGCAAAATCCTGATTGTAGCGCGTCAGGGCTTTCAGCGTGCCCCCACTTTGTGCCGTGCCCCGCGCCGCCGCCGACCGTTCCAGTGCCCGCGCCCCTTCTGCCAGCCGGAAGTCATACCCAGGGTCAGTCTGGAAATCTGCCGAGGTGAAATCGCGCATCAAGGAACCAAAATCGCCGCCCGGAACCGTCCCTGTGCTAGCCACGCCAGTCGGCACGCCGGTTACAGTCGTGTCGCCTGTATCGCCGCCGTCAAATTCAGCGCCTTGCAATTCGCGAAATAGCGGGCCATCGCCTTGCAAGTCGCGCAAGCGTTGCAGATTTTCTCCCGCGCCGGGCCGGAAGGCTATTGGCTGCGGTTGTCCACCAGCAGCCCCAGCGTTGGGATCGCCCAGCCCCAATAGATAAGCGAGGCGTTGCACCGCCGCACTACCGGCCTGCGTCCACGGCATCAAATCCTGCCGGTTCTGATTGAACATCTGCAATTGCGTGGCATTGGCCGAGCGGGTAGCTTCTTCCGCCGCCTGCGCCTGCCTATTCGCGCCGCTCCTGGCAAGTAAGCCGCTGCCAACTGAACCAGCGACGCTAGCCGCAATACCCAAAGCTAAAGTGCCAAACACTCTTAGCCCACCTCCCCGCCAAATTCCTTCAAATAATGCACTTCAATTTTGTGGTAGCCGCGGCGTTCGTACAACTTTCCTAGCCGCTCATCCGGCGTGACCATTTGCATCTTAGTTGCTCCCATGCTTCGAGCCATAGCTTCCACGCGCTTGAGCAATTCGATACCGGCCCCCCGCGCTTCTGGTTCCACCCACCACACCAGTTCATCGGCTAGCAGTTCACCGGATAGCGGATGCGCATAAACGAAAAACGCCAGCATCCCCGATACGCCCTGCCCATTCTCGCATACGATTACTTTGCGCAAATCATTGCCAATGAATGTAGCAATTGTTTCTTTCATCTTTTCGGCATTGTCAGCCAGATGCTCGCGGTAGGAACTGGCGGCAAGGAAATGCCTGCCCATCTCCACCAAGCGCGGAATGTCAGCTTCCGTAGCTTCCCGATAATTCACGAAATCACCACCCATCCGTTCTCATCGTCCCCGGCCTGCTTGAAATACTGCGTTCCAGTCACGCTATCGGTGTAGAACGTTCCTGCTGGCGCGGAAACTGTTCCCACCGGCGAACCCGGCTGTATGGCATTGGCAACGGTAGCCGATTGCCCGCTCACACTAAGCGGGGCTGTGGCTGTGTCCTCGCCCGTCTTGCGCCACAATTCGTACAGCCAGCGGTAGAGAATCTGGTCGTCTATGCGCGGCGGCGGATGAAGTGGCGGCAGGGCCATCAGTGTGTCCCTCCGGACAGCATCCCCAGCCCCGAAATCCACACCTGTTTCACCGGCTCCGTAGAACTTATCTCCACCACGCGGTCACGGCAACTGCCCAGCCGCCGCCAGATAGCCCGCCGCAAGGTATTCCCCAGCAGGCCCATGCTAGTCCATTTCTCGTTGCTCCATGTATGCCCGCCATCATCGGAATAGCGCAGCATCATTTGCGGGTCGCTGCCCTGGCCGGTAGCCAGTCCTACGCCGCTTTCGATGTCAATTTGCGCGTAAGCGAAGAAAATCTTTTTTCCCTCGTTGGCAATATGCGGAGTGCGCCGCATCCGCTTGAACGTTGTACCCGCATCGCTGTAAATGTCGTCGCGCATTTCGTACAGCCGCCCATTTTCAAAGTCTCCGGCAAGATGCTGGCTGCCGTTGAAAGCATGGTGCTCGATGCGATGCCGCGTCTCGTTGCCATTGCTGCGCCGCGATGTTTCCTCATGCCACAGGCTGGTGGAAATATCGAATACCCAAGTCGTGTCCACGTAAGGGAAATTGATGGCGTAGAAACTGTGCCCTTTCCACTGGTAGGTGTAGCCCGTCGCTCCGGACAAGTCGCCATAACCGGCAATCGCGTGCTCTACCGCATGAGTCGAAACGCGTTTTCCCTGATAGCCGAGTGCCCGCCATACCATGCCCTGCCCGTTCACATCCTTGCCCAGCCAGAACGGAGAATTGTCAATCTTCTTGGCGGTAGCCGCCGCCGCAATCCCTTGCTCGATGAACGCCCCCTGAATCCGCTGAAAGGGGTTGTCGGCGTCGCCGGTATTGAAGAAAATTTCCGTGCTGTGTTCGCCAAACAAAAACAATTCGCGGTGATCCACCAGCAGGGTAATCAGTTTGTCCGGCGAACCCTCCGCGCTGGCAAAGTCCAGTCCATCCCAACTGGTGCCATCGGAAATCTTCGAGTACCAGAACCGCGCCGTGCCCGGCTCATTGGCAATCAGGTATTGGTCAAGAAACTGAATGACGTTTGCGCCACGGGGAAATTCCGGGTCGGTAATCTGCGCGAACACGCTGGTTGCGAAATTGAAGTGATAGCCTTTGTCGCCATCCACCAGCACCATTTCCACGCCGTTGTCGGCCATGCTCACCGGCCCCGTGGCGGTGTTGATAGTGCCTACCAGCACAGGCGTAGTCGGTGTAGTGACGTTGTACAATTCCTGGCCGGAAACGCAGAATGTCGTCGCTTTCGATGTTTGATAGATGCCACGAATGGGGCCAACGCCAGCGGTCGCCAGCAGCGACAGGCCGGGCCGCGAAACCAGTGCGCCTACTTCCCGATGTTTTCCGGTGCCTGATTCGGTGATTTCGGGATACAGATTGACGCACTTATCAGCCGCCACATTCGGGCTGCGCGATTCGTAAGAGCCGCCAATGAAGCTGGCCTGCCTCACCAGATTTCTCCTGTCGCTATGTCATACCGTCCACCGGCTTGCAGGGCTATGTCGCTATCCATGATGAGCGGCTTGCTGTTCATGCGCTTGATGTTTCCGCGTGCGCGCACCGCCCCCATGAGCACCTCCGCCGAGGCGGTCATACCCCATTCGGGAGCCAGTTCTACGGCTAAATTCTTCACCAGTGCCTCGGTGTAGCCAGGTTGCAGCGCAAATTCTCCATTCACCGAATCCATGAATACTTGCTGCAACATCTGCCACGAGTAGAGCACCAGCGTGTACGCCAAATCGTTCACTGGATACAGGTTGACCACACCGAGCGGAAATTTAGTCTCGTAGTACAGCACCGAGGGCATGCCGACAGTCGTCTTATCTGAAATTTCGCCCCATTGCAGTTGCGTGTACACATCGAGCGGGTATTCCACTGTGCCCAGCGTTTGCCCGGTAACAAATGCCTGTCCCGGCTCTATCATCTGCGGCCGCGGAGCATCCAGTTCCGCCGCAGGGCCGATTTCATGCGCTTGCTGCGCCGCCGTGAGCGTGAACGAGTTTCGCACCAGCGTAGGGATCGTCAACGTTTCCGTGTTCCACGAATCAATCATGTGGTTGAGTGCTTCTACGCCGTCAGCCAGTTCATTCGTTTTCAAATCTTCGCCGCTATCCGCCGCTCCTAGCAGGCGCAGTGCGCGCTTGATGATTCCTGCTGCGCTTACGCGAACACGGTAAATGTCATTAGCACTTGCCAGTGCTGGCATTGCTATCTCCTAACGTTATACATAAACTGCACGGCGTCGAGCAGGTAGCTGCGCGAGGTGGTGCCTACCGTCTTTTCAATCTTGCAGTTGATGCCGGTCAGCTCGGTGCCGGTGGGGATGTTGGCGTCAGCGATGTTGCCCAGCCATGTCCATGCGGTAGCGGCGTTGGCGCGATAGAAGAAGTCCACCGATGTCCATGCGGTGTTGATGTAGAAAGCAATCCACTCGTAGTTGGTGGTGACCGCCACAGCGGTCGAACCTGCATCGGTGCCGCTGGTCTCTTTGGTACGCGTCGAGGCTCCGGAAGCGTTGATGCGCCAGTTGGCGGTGGTCGCCTCATCATATTGCAGGTACACGCCGTCCACCGCGTCCCCGGAGCCGGTCACGTCGAATAGCCCGCAATAGGTTGTGTAGCGTTCGGCGGACGTGCTCAAGGTTGGATGGCGGATGCGGGCGGCAAACCACGCATCACCGAGCGTGGGCACGATGCGGGCAGTCGAAAGGCCCAGTGTGCAGCGTCCGGTCGCCGTGGTGCCCGTGTCGCACTCAATGCTGCCCATAGCCTTGTTGGTGGTGTCGTTGCCGCTATCCAGCATCTGCATCGTGGCGGCGGTGCCGCTCACGGTGTCGTCCCAGCCCGCGCCGAAGCCTGCGAACGTAGAGGAGACGGTGAGTCCCAAAAACTCCTCCTCGATGTACAGGCGCGAGGTCACGTCACCAATATTCCGCATGGTGCGCGCTGAGAGCACCTTCCAGCGCGAGGCGGTCGAGTCGTAGATAAGGATTACCGCCTCGATGGGGCCGAGGTAGATGTCTTGGTCGAAGTCAAAGCGGTTGGCGGCGGTCGAGGCCGCATCTTCATCGGCCAGCCGCAGCGGCATCGAGCCTACGTTGATAACAGTCAGCACGCGGCCATCGGCCTTCGAGCAGTCAATCCCGGTGATTGTCCATAGCTTCGAGGTATCGAGGCGCAGCACCGTGTTCGTCGCGCAGTTGGCCGGGTTGTAGTTGTTCTGGTCGGCGGTGATTTGCGCGGGCGTCAGGTCGCCAGTGAGATGCACTTCCTCGCCCACGCTGAGCGCGTTCTGAATCGTCTTGTCCCCCGCAAAAGTCTGCGTGCCGGTGGAAACGCATCCCGCCTGCGCGGCGCCCGCCGTGGCGCAATCAATCGTCGGGTTGCCGCTCACGCCATCGCCATTGCTGACGGTAATCTGCGAAGAGCCAGCGGTGATGGTGCGTACCGATACCGTGCCCGCGCCAGTGCGCGCAATCAGCCCCGTCGCTGCGAGATCGGCAATCGCCTCGAGAATAGCGGCGGCATCGAGCTTGGTTTCTCCGCCGGAATCGCTTGCCGTGAAGGCATCGCCGCGCACATCGAGAATCGTACGCTGCGTCAGCGCCGTGCCATCTTCCTCGATGGTCGCGTATCCCCCGCCCGCTGCACACGCGCCCCACACCAGCGTGGTGGTATTCGACTTGAGGCATTCGCCATCAGCGCCACGCGCCAAGCGCGTCGAGTTGGTGCCGTTGTGATACAGCAAGTCGCCGTTGGTGGTAAGCTGGCTCAGATTGTTGATGGCCGCCTGCGAAGTGGTGCCAGCCGTGCCGCCGCCCAAAATTGGCAGCGTGCCCCACGCAATGTCAGTCGCCGTCGCATCCATGATGAGAGCCTGCGAGGCGGTGCCCTTCGCCAGCCGTTGCCACACTGGCGTTCCCGTCTGGCCGGTAATCAGGTCGCCGCGGGCCACAGTGCCAGTCGTCGTGTCGCCGTGCGTCGCAGACAATACGTTATGCGCGGTGGCGGCGAACGTTCCAGACGTGTAGGCACTGGTGATAGTCGTACAGGTAGGCACGGCATTGTCGTTAGTAGCCGTAACGACTTGATTGGTGCAGGAGCCTGCGCCGCCTGCTGCTACGCTGGAAGTAATAAAGTCCGTACCATCGGCGCGTAGATATCTTCCACTGGTCGGCGTGTTGTTGGCTCCCGTGCCGCCATACACCGGATCAAGAATTGTCGCGTTCCACGTTCCCGCCGTTAGCGTGCCAACTTTGGTAATGCCGGTCATGAGGAAATTGCCGCTGATATTGGTAGGCGAAAGCGCATCTTTCTGCCAGCGAATATTGAGCGAGTCAGCAGGCGCGGCGGGGGTGGTGTCGTCAAAGTCGCCGGTGCCTGCGGCCAGCGCGGAGCCATTCACGGTGACGGTGGTGCCGCCCCCACCGCCTGCGGCATTGAATGTAACCGTCGTTCCGGCAAAACTGCACGTCAGTCCCGTGCCTACGCAATCAATGTTCACCAAGCCAGCCACAGCAGTCTTGATGGTGGTGCCTTCATCCTTGAAACGCACAATCAGAATATCGTGATCAACCGGGGCAATCGCGGGAAACAATCTTCCGCGCAGCAATGGCATTTGCAGAAATGGTTCCGCTTTGACGGGCCGCGCCAGCAGGAACAAACCGCCCATGAGCAGCAGGGCCACCACCGCCCGCCAGGCCCAAACCCACTTGTCGCGCTTGGCGTCACGCGCCAGTGCAATTTCGCAATTGACCTGCGCCAAACGTCGCGTGCTGCGCGCCTCGTGAATGACAGCATCTTTCAGCACTTCCAGATTGGCCGCTACCGCTTCGGTGCTGGCCGCTATGGCCTTTTGCAAATCGAGGCCAGCTTCCAGTTCAGCGGCTTCTACCTGTTGCAAGGCTGCGGTCAAACCTGCGAATCCGCCCTGCAATTTGCGCCATTCTTCGGTCTGTATCTCGGTGGCCCGCGCAATACGCTCAATGCCCGGACTGGCCGCTCCGGCTTCCTGCTGTTCGGCCTTGCTCATGTGCCGCGTCCCGACATAACACAGCACGGCCCAGGCATCTTTATGGTCGGTGTTGTATTCCGGGTGCCGTTCTTCGACTTCGGCGCGCAGTTTATTCCAGCGTTCTTCCGGCACGGTGACAAATTCCCGCGCCGCCGCGTCCGCGTGGCCGTCATCGGTCAGCCACTGGCGCAGTATGTCGGTCATCGCAATATCAGGCATTATTGCTCCACAATGTCGAACACCGCCGAACCGCTGGGTGTTTTCAAGTCCGCTATAATTTCCCCCACTTCAAACCACGCGCCATTCTTGTGAAACCGCCATGTCGTGCCGGACAATTTCTGCACATAAGTCGTCGCCGATCGCATCTTGAATTGCCAGTCCACGCTGGGAAACGGCACTACCGGATCTTGCGCCTCACCTACGAAAATTTCCTGGCACATGGACTTGGCTACCAGCGTTTCATCGTTGCCCGTCGAATTGACGGTCATCGAGTAGTTGAACATTCCGCCATCTCCATTTGCGGCGCGCGCCAGCACCAAATCATCGTATCCGGCACATTCTCTGCGCCAGGCAAAGTATCCTTGACCGCCCGCGCTACGCCGTCCCAATCCGTGTCATGCCCGCACAGCAACCCACCGGGAGCCATGATGTCTTTCCAGAGCGAAATATCACGCACCACCGGCTCATAGTCATGGTCGCCGTCAATAAACACCATGTCCGGCATTACGCCGGGAAACTTGGTGATAGCCTCGGCGTGGTCGGTTTGAATCGGCACTACTTTGCCGCTGGCAATATGCGCGGCCAGATTCTTCTGGAACGCCAGCAACAGCTTGTGCGCCACTTCTTCCCATTGCGTGTTGGGCGTCCCGTCCTTGAATTGGCGCGGGCCTTTCCAGTCATCTATGGCATACACCGTGCCCGCCGTATTATCGGCCAGAGCGCGGGTCGAGCGACCCAGATGCGACCCAAGTTCCACGATGCACTGGTGCTGTTTCGCGGCTTCCGCCAGCCATTGCAATTCCGCAGGACTCATCCAGCCCGGAATCAGCATGGCGCGTGAAATATCGCGCCGTGGATCATCGGCTCCACCCGGCAAGCCGCGCAAATACTTCTCATAATTGCCACTGTAGGCTTTGGGGCCAACGTGCTCGAAGTTAATGTCCGGCAGTATCCACAGTTGGCCGCCTATATCGCGCCAACGCTGGCAGAAAGCATAATCTTCGGTTGTCCAACGCTGTGTTTTCGCGTCAATCCCCATGTGGAAGAAATCGAACATTGTCGTGATGCCGGGCGGCAGATTCAGCACTTCCACCACGCTGTCGGCGTAGCGCAATTCCGGGTAAGCCGCCATGAGGCTGTCAAAACAAATACGCTTGATGCGCATAAATCCAGCAGGAAGGAAATCGGCTTCCACCAGCCCAGCGCGACCTATGGGCACATCGTCAATAGTTTTCGGCTTGACGGGATACCCGCCAGCATCCCGTTTCAGCGGATAAATACCCGCCACGATGCCTTCGGGCCGTTCCAGCACTCGCAGGACTGCCGTCGGCTCAAAACCCACGTCGGCATCCACGAAAAACAGGTCCGTGGCCTGCGGGTCGTTGAGAAACATGGCGACCAGCGTATTGCGTGCCGTGGGCAGGCACGGACAATTCTCCACAATATGCTCGTCATGCGCGATACCCGCAGCATGCAGCAACTGATAGGCGGCTGCCAGACTTTGATGACACTTGGCCGTCAGCGTACCGCTCAACATCGGTATGCAGAACACTACTTTCACTCGTTCACCTTCCTATGAGGAAAGGGGCCGCTCTGCCACACGCGGCCCCCTGCCCGTTTACTACGCAACCGCTCCGAGGTTTAACAAGATCGTGCGTATGCTATTGGCAAGCGTCTGCGTAGTGGCCGCATCCGTTCCTGCCGCTGCAATAGCCTGCTGTACGACCGTAGTCGCCCCGTAGAAGCTGATTTTGTCGCTTGCGGACTGGCCGAAACTCGTCCCGTCCGGATTTTTGTTGCTCAGATTATCTACTGCCATTCTGGTGTCTCCTTTCTTGTTCGGCCCGCTGGGGCGGCATGAATGCCGCCCCACTCAGGACTAGCCATCCGCATGAATACGGACTGCGGATTCCGGATACCGTGTCTTGTAGCCGTAGATAATATCCAGGCGGCACGGAATCTTATAGTTGAGAATGTCAAACTGTTTGGCAATCGAAAAACGGATGCCATCCACAGTGCGACGAGCACCCCACGCGCCAAACTCAGACGGGTCAGGCAAATCAGCGGAAGCGAAAACAAATGCTTCCTTGTGAAATGCCAGGGAACCGTTGAGCAATTCGCTGGCGGCTGCGCCAACTTTGGTGATGGCTTGGTTGTCGGCGGCGCCGTTCGAGCAGTTCTGCTTGGCTCCGGTAGCCACGATGGCCGGGCTGATGGTAATCGTGCCCGCCCCGCCAGCGTAGTCCGCCGTAAGCACAAATTGCTGAAGCGCACCCGTGCTCACCTTAGTTTCGGGATGAACGCGGTTGACCCCGGCAATGGTGATCACATCACCCTGTTTGAACGTGGTACTTCCGGTATCCACGATGATGGATGCCCCGGTTTGCGCCGTCGCGCTGTTGGTGAGATAGCCCGTAGC